GCGTTGATGAAAACCATGCAGGGTATGTTGGGTGGTATGATGAAAAAATAAACTCACTATATATAAATGACATCTTGGTTTGAAGATCCAAAACAATTGGTTCGAGTAGAAAAAGTTCATGAATTTTGGCCGTCAAAGACACAAACTTCAGCAGACCGTGTTAACGCATCAGCTCGTTTTATTATTTACGCGACATGTATAATTTATCTCATAAGACGCGATCCACGTATATTCGTTTTGGGTGCAACCGCACTCGGCGTTCTTTATATAATGGAAAAATCTAATATGGTGAAGGAGGGTGTTATACGACCAACAAACGTATACAATAATGTAGATAAAGCGTGTTCTATGCCAACAAAGGATAACCCCATGGGAAATGTTCTCATGACAGATTATACAGATAGACCAGATAGACCCCAATCGTGTCATTACCCAACCGTAAAAACACCAGTAAACAATTTCCTTACAGGTGATATTAAATATGGACCAGCCCGTTCGCGTTCTTCCACACCAGAATCTCAGAGAAACGCATTATCTAGACAATTTGTAAGTATGCCAGATACTTCCATCGGTGGTACACCATATTATGAATTTATCCATGGTAAAAGAGATAATACGTGTCGCCAAGACCCACGATTGTGTAATCCAGACGCAAGGGGTGTTCAACTTGAGGCGTTTTCGGGACTCGATCCAAATGGGGATAAGAGAAGTGGTATGCACAGAGGCTCTGGATTAGGACCTTAATTTTAAACAATTTAATAATAAAGTAGTAGATACTCGATTTCCATAAACAAAATCTTTTGTAATAATAAATGGCGTATCAACTCCAACCAGGAATGAAAGTGGTTCAAGATCACGCGGTTCCCGCCGTTTGCGCGACCGAAGAAGTTTTTGTATATCCTCAGCCCAGTACCCTTAACTATGGGTCAGGTAGACCAAACACTATGTTATATGGTACATCTCCATATATGGCAGGTAAAGGTTCCCCAGCACAATTTATTGATACATCGGATCAACTCAGACCACAAAGTACATCTCGTTTCAACAAAGTTTTAGCGAAGACTTACGAAAGAAACTTTCACCCACTCCAAAATGTTGAGTGTAAGTTACCACTTAGAACACAAACCTACGAACCATCGAGTACCAGAGCTGAAATGCAAAATGGATTGTTTCAGCAAAGATACCTCAATAAAAATCTCGCTAAGAAATAAGAATGGCTGATCCTATATCTATAATGGCTATAGCCGGCTTAGTTTATGCCGGTAGAAAATTAAGTCAACCAGACGAAAAATATACAATAGAGGGTAATCCAATAGAGGAAGAAGAGGTAGTTTCGGATTTCTCTAACATGGAGGTTACTCAACAAACAGACTATTTAGGACCTTTATCACCATTAGTAGAACCATCGTATAATTCAAAACAAGAAATGGGATCGTTCGCTCAAATTGCTCCACAACAACGTTCTTCGGGTGGTGAAGTCTTGTCTATGAGAAATCGTATGTATGACGCGGGGAGAATGAATAATCTTTCACCAATTGAAAAACAACTTGTAGGACCAGGTTTGGGTGTTGGACCAGAAGTTCCCGCATTTGGGGGTAACCAACAATTGTTCCGTGTTAATCCTGAGAATGTTGGTGCGTATCGCTTAACGACTTTACCTGGTAGATCGGGTCCAGCATATGATGCTAAGGGTGGTCGACGTGGTATTGTGGGTGAAGTTTCACACAATAGACCAGAAAAGACAGCCTTTTTACATGGTCGTCTTCCTCCAGTCGCAGGTAGAGCACAGGGTATGACTGGTAGAACGCCAAGAGCAGAACATGAACGCACAAAGAGAACAACAAATAGATCGGAAACTGGTTCCAGAACTGATACATTAAATTTTGCATCTGCGAAGAGAACGGTTTCTGCACTTACACGTGCTCAGGAACCAACACGAAACAAAGCTGATGGTGCTATAGAACAATATCAATACAACAATCAACCAGCCCCAGGTATTAGCAGCTTTGTCGGTGGATACTTGAATACCCCAGCGACTAAGATCGGTGAAAAGAGAACATACGGTTCTGCATACACAGCCGAAGAGCTTACAAAATACGGTTTCAGACCAGACGACCGCCGTGGTAAACCAAATAGAGCTGCGGGTCCAGGGCGAATGAACGTTCGTGCCGACGCACTTAACCAGGGTGGTATGGTTACAAGTGTTCGTTCCGATACAACGAGAATTGATGGTCGAGTAAATGCCGCAAATGGTGCTTGGACACAACAATATAGAAATAATGATTATCATAAATTCAATGCTTATAAAGGTCATGAAAATCCAAATGCTACAAATATGAGTTTGGATACAGCTAGAAGACAACTTTCAAGTAACCCATTAGTTCATAGTCTTTCTTAAATAAATATAAATTGAGACATACACTCATTAAAATATTGTTCATATATTTTAATGAAGGTACATACCTTAGATATAGACAGTGGTGAACGAGACCCAGTTTTGTATTCAAATCCAGGTGATTATGTTGTACACCTAAAAAACCCTATTTATGATGTAACTAAAATTTCACTTATATCAGCACGTATACATAATAGTCAGTTCCTTATAAACGATCTTAACAATACGTTCACAATAAACAGTTCAAATAGTAACTACGACATAACAATACCAAACGGAAACTACGACGGTGCAGATCTAGCTTCAAATGTCGTTGTAAATTCAAATAGTAGGTTATCTGGATCTACGTATGATAAAGATACAAATTCTATAACGTTTGAAGGTCCAAGTCAATTTAGTTTTGATTTCTATAACGGTACAAATGGGTATAAATCGAATGTCATTGGTAAAACAACACCACATGATATATTGGGTGTAATTGCCTCCAACGTATCGTCTACATCTATTTCCCCTTATAAATTACATACTGGTAGCGTCAATTTACAGGGTACAGATGCAATTATTGTTAAATTGAGTAGTGGTTCCGACGAATTTAACAAAACTGTATTTTCAGAAACACCTTTTTATACAGGACGTATACTTCTATGCGGGGATGTGATTAACTTTTCGGGTGTTGACGATACAGTTGAACACAATTTTGATTCTGGATCACAAAAAACGATATCGAGTTTACGTGTTCAGTTTTATTACAGTAGTAATAACCGGTTAATACCATACGATTTTAGAAATGCGAATCATATACTTAAACTTGCAGTCACGTGTTCAACTGATAAACTTGAGAATATTGCTAAAGTGGAACGAGACTTTTCTCTTCCACCACCTATGAGTATCCCCGAAATGGAGGATCCGCGTAGATGGGATGCGTTTATATCTATATTTATGGTAGTTGCAACCGGTTTATTTTTATTATTGGTTATGCGTAAGCCTAAACTTATCGAGTAACCGCGAAGATTGGTTGGGTTGGCTTTTGCACACGAGTGGAAACACGAGAGATACCGACGTAGACCAAGATGGACAAGAGCGTTGTGAACAAGGCAGTAAGGGTGTAGTTCATACCACCGTTCTTGTTGACCTTAACAACTTGGTTAACAGTCCACCTGACCAAGTCCATCCACGAGAGGGCGGCGGCGAAGGAGAATCCAGCAACGACGGCGTTGAGGGATTGGGACTCGAGTTCACGAGCGACGAGCGTAACAGTTTCAGCAGCAGAAGACATTTTTATATATAGTATCCTGAGATTTTAATCAGGGAGTAGTTCCTCTTCAATTAAAATTTTTTTATAACATTTGGGTTTCATATACCCTTTTAACATACCGACATTTATAGAATCTATACCCGAATCCGATTCTGAATCTGTTTCTGTATCAGAATCAGATTCCGTATCATCATCACGTAATCTAAAATATTCAGAAGTCGTCACATACCCCGTTGGTTCCGATGTGTTCATTACTATCTATAGCATTTTTTAACATCGATTCCGACGGATTTTTTGGTTCCCATGCATCCCAATTATCGTACGCCATATTCATTTTAACGAATTTATATTCACGTCCCGTATATCGTGTAAAAGGAATCTCTTCATCTTCAAACTCGATGTCTTCTTCCTGGTCTTCTTCATCGGAAGATTCTTCATATATTTCCGGAAAATGTGTTCCCATTTTTTTACCAACTTCGTTCATGGCACAATATTTCATGGCATATTCCATATCTTCACCAAGTACCATATCTCGACCACACGCCGTAGCGTATTCGGCTGCGAGAACCATAGTTCTTTCGAGTACAGGCTGGATAATGTTAATAGCAGAGTCTTGGACCTGCTCAATTAAGTTTGTAGTTGCGTCTTTTTCTTGTTGATTCATTATAAATTAAACAGTGTTTTAGCAATTCCGTTTTCTACACGGAGTATATTATAACTTAGGCCTAAAACTCTAAGTTCTCTTTTAGCCAAGTTGTCTGGTAATATCTTGAGTTTTATATCTTGTTCTTTAATTAAACTAAAATTTCTTTGTCCTGTTGGATACCACCGTTCCGGTTCAAGTGCAAAACTATACGAATAATATCTTCTAAATAATTGTGTTCTTGAATGGTGTATACCACTCTGTATTGCGCGTAAGTTTATGACATTACCTGTAACTTTATCTAAAATAACGGAATCGTCTAATTGTATTTCAAGGTTTTGTAAATGTTCATAATTTACGTATTCACCGTTATACAATTGGTAATTTGAATCATAATCAAAATTTGTAACAAAATGACCACCTGTTAGCTTTCTTAATCTCTGTACTATGAAAAAAAGTTCCTTTATAGGATTTTTAAATTTAAGTTTATGTTTAACATCAACTATAGAATTTACATTTGAATCCTGTGGTATTATAGATTTACTCTCTTGTATCTGTGTGATTATATAATCTATTTTTTTACTTAATAACATCTGTTTTTCTTCTTCATCTAGAGAAACCATTTCAGTTGTTAATTTTAAACTTTTTATAAGTCCTTTTGTTTGTACGAAATCACCTAAATAAAAAATTGAATTACTATTTGCAGGGTCGGTTGCGTCATACCCCCAAACACAATCTTTTAGATCTCTAAGTTTTATAACAATTTCTATTTCCTGACCTGTTATGGCACAAATTGGTACAGCGAGTTCGGGATTATTATAAAAATAAAACGGTATATCAACAAAATATTTAGTATCAGAAGTTGCTAAACCTAGATACCCTGCAATTTGAACTGAAGATACCTGAGTACCTGAAAATTCTAAAGGTGGTTTACCAATAAGTTTCGCCAGGTTATGTTGTTTTGTTTGTGTAACGTAATTATCTGAATATATAGCTAAGAAATCACTTGGTATACGTTGAATAACCTGTCCACCTATCAGAATTTCTACATACTCAATCATGGCGTGACCTATAGACTCGACATATCCTATACCTTCAATATTGTTCACCAAATTCTGTTGTATACTAGATAATTCAACTTTCATACTCACTGTCTTAAGAAGATCACCTTGGTTTTGTGGGATTGTACATCGAATAGTGTTCCCAAATTCTACTTCACCTTCAACGTCTAAATCAACAAAGAATGGTGCAAAGTTCGTATGTTTTTGAAAATTCTTTATGAAATAGGTATATTCGGGGTCGTCTGTAAAAAAAGCGTCCTGTGGACCAGATGTTTCTAATTGAACACGACCAGCCATTACTAGTATAACTGACTAAAATTTTAAACCCCCGAGACCGCTGCTTATACGTAAAACGTTATAGTTTACAGCGTATACGTAAACTTTGTGCCCGAAACTCGCGTCTGGTGAATCGAGTTCAATATCTATCAAATTGTGCGCTATTCTACTCATGTTAACTTGACCAGTAGGGTAATACGTTTCCGGTTTAAGAGAAAAACTATAGACACCAAAGTTATTACCCGTTACCCCCGTATAATACTTTAATGGTTGTTCGTAACTGAGCATTAAATTATCAGCGTCTATGATTATGTTATTGTTAAATTTCATAGTAACTTGTTTTATTGGTTCGTATTTGTATACGTCATCACTTACAGCCAAAAAGAACATTTCCTTAACAGGATTTTTAAAGTTAAGCATACCAGATTTTTTAGATTCACCTGGTTTAAACTTGAATTGAGACATTTGGAGTTGGGTTATAACGTATTCTATCGGACGCGTAAGTAGGAAATTCTTTTCATCTTCTGTAATGAAAAAGAAATCTGTCACGAGAGAAACATTTTTAATAAAGGACGAAACACTTGAAGGTGGTTCAGATATCGTATCACTTGTTCTCGCGTATGATACAGTGACGTCTTCGAGTTTTTTAAATTTTATACGTACTTCTACGAGTTGTTTTGTTAAGGCGCATACAGGTATAGCTAAACTTGGGTTTCTAAAGAAATAAAATGGTAATAATACACTATAATCCCAATCGTACGCTACGTCTATATAATTACCATGCCCCGTTAAGAAGTAGAGTGTTTGATCGATATCATCTTTATTACTGTGTATTTGATCATACATGTAAATATAATCACCCGTTATTCTCTCTATGGTTTGCCCACCAATAACAAGATCGGCATGGTCTATTATCTGTGCACCTATAGAATCACGGTATCGAAGTGTTTTCACGTTTATCTGACCACCCATACCGTTGTGCGCAGAACAGTAATAGTATAAAGTTGATGGTGCACCCACTGGTACGACAAATGTAACAGTAGCTGTACTTGGATTCGTAACACCAGATGTGTAATCGGAATAACTGGGTGAAGCCGTTGTGGAAAACCTAAACGGGTGTGATAGATGACTTGTATTGTTGAAGGTATACGTCGTACCCTCGTATAAAGTCAATGTTGCCTGTTGGACACCATCTATAAAGTATTTACCATCAGCAGCAGTCACCGTAAATGTTTTATCAGGTGTCGTTGGTTTAGGTAAAGTAAATTTAAGCATTGTACTTCGAATAAGATCCCCTTTATTTTTGGGTATACGACATTCTACCGATGCATCATAATCAACATCACCATCAAAAGGTGTTTCGATAGATTCAATTGAAAATTTAGTATGTCTTCTAAAATTCATCAGGAAATATGAAAACTCGGGTTCCCCGGTAAGCCATTGGTCCTGGATACCCGTGATAGCAAGGTTTAATCGACCAGCCATTCTTACTTTACGTGAGTAAAATTTTATGAAATAAAACGACACGATATTGTAGATGAATCTTCAGTTGAGAAAATTTAAACCTGAAAACATGGCAGACGATAAAGTATGTGTTTTTATAGGTAAACGTAATACGGGTAAATCAACCCTTGTTACTGATATTCTATATCATAAAAAACATTTACCAGCGGGTATAGTTTTATCAGCAACGGAAGAAGGTAATCATTATTATCAGCAGTATATACCAGATTTATTCATATACGGTGATTACGATAGAGAAGCTATTGAACGTGTACTTGAAAGACAAAGAAAATTAGTAGGGGGTGGTAAAAAAAATTGCGGGGCGTTTCTTCTTTTAGATGATTGTATGTATGATTCAAAGTTTATGAAAGATAAGTGTATCAGACAGGTTTTTATGAATGGTCGTCATTGGAAGATATTTTTCATGTTAACTATGCAGTACTGTATGGATCTACCACCTGCACTCAGGGCAAATATTGATTACGTCTTCATTTTACGTGAAAATATTATTCAAAACAGAGAAAAACTGTTTAAAAACTTTTTTGGTATTTTTCCATCATTTGAGATGTTTAATAAAGTTATGGATTCATGTACTGAAAATTACGAATGTTTAGTATTGGATAATACTTCTAAAAGTAATAAAATAGAGGATTGTGTATTTTGGTATAAAGCGTCACTTCGTAAAAATTTCAGAGTCGGTGCACCAGAGTACTGGCAGACACATAAAAAGATGTTTAACCCGAAACATGGTAACATGAAAATAGGTGACCCAAATTCAGTTAAAAGGAATACACCATTTAAAGTTACGAAAAGGAAATGATAAGATCAATTGCTAAACGAATGTATACACCCATAAAAAATGCCAACACTGTCGTGTATCCAGCTTATAATGAATTTAAACCAGATGGTAGTGATGATGGGTACCGTGTTATGATTGATATATGTCATACTACAAAAACTGTCTATATAGATAACGATATGTGTGATTACGATAAATTAAATGATTTACCCAGGATCATAAAAACATTCGGGTGTTTGTATCCAAACTACACTCTTCAGGACAATAATGCGTAATCATTTAAAACCAAAAAACTATGTACATATAAATGGCGACAGACCTTAGAACGATGAATCTTTCAGACAACGGCGACGGTATGGTATCTCTAAATAATAATCAAGGGACGTCCTTCGTGCCGAATATTCCCCCGGAAAAAAATGTGAGTGAAAATAAACAGACAATGGACTCTACTTCGATTTCCGATATTATGGGCCAAGCCGAGGAACCACTCGAACCACCAATGATGGGCGCCGATCCAAGAATGGCACAAATGCATATGCAAGCTCCAATGATGATGGCACAACAACAACCAGTAGGACAACAAACGACTGAAAAAAAATCTGAATCTAAAAATCCATTCAACCTTACTGATGACCAGTTCCAAGCACTCATTGTAGCTGTGTGTGCTGCGGCGGCAATTAGTAAGCCAGTTCAAGAAAAACTTGCAAACTTCGTCCCATCGTTTTTGAACGACCAGGGAAATAGAAGTGCAATTGGCTTAGCGTCGACCGGTATGGTCGCGGCGGTCGCTTTTTACCTTGCAAGAAAATACACTTAAATAGCATTATAATGTTTATACATTCTCTTTCCAAAAATGAAATAGGAAATGAGAAATCCGAACAGTAAACCAACTGCGCGAAGTCCTAAAACAGTACTAGTACTCTTCGTAGTTTTACCATAATCTTTAAAATCCTTTTCAAACCTTTTGTTTATTTGAGAAACACCCGCAACCATACCCATACCTAGTAAAGTTGACATCATTAAAAATGGTGCATCTATAGCTAAACGACCAATTAAATTACCACCACGTGGTAATATAGTGATGACTAATGGTGTAACGACTATGATTATAAACATGTTTAACCATTTATTGTTTAAAAGTAGGGGTGCACTCGAAGATGCGAGTAAAGTATTCAATAAGAAATACGCTTTCATTAAATCACCGAAAGATTGCATTTATTAATACCAAACATTATTTATCCTGGATGTGCTTACCACAAAATTCGGTTCTTTGTGGTATTTCCCTGTATATCCCTAAAGAAACGCATATTGTTCTAAGTTCCTCAAATTTTTTCCAGAAGTCTTTACTATGTGAATACTCGTCTACAGTACAGTGTGCGAGTTCGTGTATTAAAACATGGAATATTTCATTAGGTTCACCATCGATACACAAACCTATATCACTACCCTTACTAACATTGTACCCTATAGACCCATTCATACGCCTATGTGCGGTAATTGGAATTTCTTTACATAGCATTTTGAATTCCTGATTATTAGTCTCCTTAAGGTGTTCCCTGAGTGTCCTGTATTTTTCACGAACTTCAGATAATCTCTCAGGTTCCTGTATATTCATGAGTATAATCACGTTTATGATAATGATGAGTAAAGCTAATATCATCTTATCATAAACATATATAAAAATCAACGGTTCACCTCTTATACACAAACCTAAATTTACTATACAAATCCGAAACCGGGTTCCCTTTAAGATCTTCCCACAGTGTTAAAGTAAACCCCAAATCTTCCATGCGCGTAAAAAATATATCCTTGTGTGCGATGGGTTCGACTTTTGGGCCGTCGGCATAATATGGTGTATCGGCTAAATGGACGTATAACTTTTCCCCAAAGTTTCCTGAACTTGTATGTTTCATTAGAAAATAGTTTCCTAACTCGTCTTTTACGGGTGTTTTCATGATAATCTTATCAGAATTCGGTATGATCCCTATGAATTGACCACCTGGTTTTATTCTATTTTTAATTGCTAATAAAGACGTCTCGAATAACTTGGGTGATTCGAATATATAGTGTAACGCGAAGTTATAACATACGACATCGTATTTTCTTTGTGGACATGCGAATATATCACCTTCATAAAAGTTGACGCGTATTTTCATGTTCTTGGCACGCGACTTAGCCTCCTTAAGTGATTCTGGGTTCGGTTCACACATGCTTATATTAACCCCCGCGTGTCGCCACTTCTGGAGATCACCACCGAATCCACATCCTACATCCAAAATACTGTCGCCTTCACGGGTAGCCGATTGGATGAGGAGACGCTTAGACTCGTTATGATACTTACGTATCTCCTCCATTTATTTATATTCGTTTTTCTTTTTTAAATGGGGTTACTAAGGTTGAAAAACAATCAATATACATTAATAAAAAATATAGTAAATGTAAAGCCTAAGTATAACAGGCTTAAACAGAAGATACTATTTAATCATATAAAACAATGTCAATGCTTGAACAAGATTACACGACCGTTCCTGGTCAATTATATGCGTGTCTTTCCGTCATAGGACCGGAAGCACCCCAAAAGAACGATAAGTTTGGAATTAAGATCCGGGGTGCATTTAATTCCAGAGATGAGGCTGCATCACACGCCAAGCGTCTTCAAAAAGAAGATGCGACATTTGATATTTACGTCGTTGATATGTATAAATGGTTGTTAATCCCACCCGATCCGACAAAGATCGAAGACGTTCATTATACGAATGAAAAACTTGAAGAACTCATGTCGGGATACAAAGAAAATCAAGCACAAGCGGCACACATGTTTGCGGAACGTAAACGTGATATGGTCGAAAGTGCATCTACATTTGCGAAACCAGGTGATGAAAATTCGAAATATTATACTAAACCTGATGAACCACCAATCAGTCACCCAGCTGAAGTTCTCGAACGTCTTCAAAAGGAAAAACCAGATACACCAATGGAAGAACTTGTTAAGGAGGCGGATGCCACTGTTGCTAAGGAAATTGAAGAAAGAAAAGAAAAGCGTGAAGCCGAGGCGAAGGTGGCTCTCGAAAAAGAGGCGAAAGAAAAGGGGTTTAATTCGGTTGAAGCAATGGAAAAGTTCAACAATGAAAAGTCTGAATCGTCTACGGAAGCTCAGGATACGAAAGGTGAAGGAGAAGTTGAGGAAGGCGAAGAAGTAGAATCTAAATAAATTTGTTATATAAATGTAAGAATGTTGAGTATTATACTAAATATAATCACCATAATTATTGTTTTAGCCATGGTCGGTTTATTTTT